CTGACTGGGATGGACTGGCAGATGAACAATCTGATCCAGTTTTTTGTGTATTTAAAGAAGCTGTATGGGGTATTAGAGCATTAGTTAAAATACTTTTAACATACAGGTTTCACCATAAAAGATTTACAGTAGAGAGTATTATTGAAAGATGGGCTCCTCCAAGTGAGAATGATACAGATGCTTACATTGCATTTGTTTGCAGAAAACTTGAAGTTAATCCTACTGATGAACTAAACAATACTATTGAAGATTATTTACCATTAGTAAAAGCAATTATACAAATGGAAAATGGTATGCAGCCATACGATGATGAGCTGTTAGTAGAGGGGATGTACAAAGCATGGGAAGGTTTACCGACAAATTCTACAGCTTCGTAGAAAAATACGCATCAAAAATTAGCACTTGGTGTTGGCACAAACGTGTTAGCATATTAAGAACTAAACAAAAAAAGAAAGGTATTAAATAATGTGGTTTAATTTATTATCTATGGGTGTAAAGACTGCTAGTCATATATACCAAAAC